CCCATGAAACGGGGCCACTGCCTGTACCGCCCTCAAGGCCGTCTATCTGCTCCTGAAGGAGTCTGTCTCCGGCTATCCTTGCCTGTATCTCCGCGTCCAGATCGACCTGATCGGCCTTCTCCTTCAGCGACTCAATTAGTCCGTCGATAAGCTCTGGTGGGATGTTGATATTCCCGTCACCATCCGGGTCTAGAGCCTGTAGAGATTCCCAGAGGAGGTTGAACGCGGTTGAGTTGAAGGTGCAGGCCAGAGTGACCTTGCCCTTGAACTGAACTTGGTGTGGCGTTAGGTGGTTGTAGACGCCGTTCACAAGCGACGCCGTAGGCGTGCGCTTAGTTAATCTGGAGCCGGAGAAGTAGGCATGGCCCGCCTCACGGTTGCCGTGCTCATCGTGGGCCGCGTACCAAACGTCCTGCGGGCTCGTGAATGCGCTCCTGAAGGAGCTGTATCCCTTGCTGGTGCCGAGCAACTTGAAGCCGTCAGTCTCTGGCTCTACCGTCTCAGCAACCCAGTTGGCCGCTCTAATGTGCTTCATACGACAAGCCCCTCTAGCTGAGACCTCAGCGCCGGGCCAGACCATCGAGTGATCTGATCCTCTTGGGTGATGTCTGCTAGGGCTTCTGCAAATCGCAACTTGTAAACCTCAAACAGCATCGGGTCTTTAGCGAACGCAGATATCTCTGTGCACAGCCCGAAGATGTATGCGTCAGGATTCTTCTCGGTCAACCAGTTGGTGTCGTCATCATTGCTCAGCTCTGGCAGTCGCTGGTAATAAACCACCTCCAGAACCTGATTGTCGGCAGGTGGCGCCACCTGAATCTGGCCTGCGATGATCGTGTAGTAGTTGTGCTCACCGCGCTGTTGCCGGGACAGCTTATTCATCTCCTCCGGGGCCAAGTAGACTAGAGTGCGACCGTGTTGCTCGCCCTCGTGCAGTATCTCCACATCTCGGGCGCCGCCCCAGTCGCATGGCAGGCCGTAGTACTCCTCTCCCGCCCTCAGCCATATCTGAGATCGAACTGACTGGTCGCCAGTCCTCAGAGCGTTGTTAATCTTTGCCTCAACGACTCTAGTGAAGGCCGTCATTGAATCGACAAGCTCTTCGTCGTATCTGTCGGTATACGCTTGCGCGGCCACCACAATGTCTTTGTAATTCATTTGATAACCGTCCATTTAGATGGTTTCTTTTCGACCTTCGTAAACTCGACGCACTCGCTCGGCCTCTTGGCCCATGTCTCCTGCTCGCACGGGTCTTTCCAGACATCAATCCAGCCGTCGTCAACGGAAGTCATGCGGCCCATGTCGGCAAAGGTAGGCTCAGCGAATACGGCCATCCCAAATATCAAGACGACTCCTTTAGACAGCTATCAAACTCAATAAAGTACTCGCCACTGAGTGTCAGGTCGGGGTCATGGCCGAACTCCTCCAGCTCGAAAAACCATAGCGCACCAGTAGGATTGGTGCCGGTTTCCGCATCGTGCTTTTCGGCGCCCGTCACAAACTTGGACATCTGATACTTTCCGTCCAGATCCGCAAGATGTATTTGCCCCTTGCCTCTCAGGTCATGCTTAAACCACTCGACATGATCCCAGCCTTGAATAATGTGGAACGTGAGGAACCTTGCGTTTTTAATCTTAGAGGTGGGATTTTGATCTTCATCAAGCAGATTGAAGCAACCCTCCGCAAGTCGGCCTTCGGGCCACAACTGAAATCCAACCATGAGCTTTGCGCTCATTGGCTGGCTGGTCTGGGGGTTCTTGTCCAGCTCTTCCGCAACGTAACGTCTCATCATCTCGCGGTTGATAAGCCCCGCCGCATGAGTAGAGTCTGGGTCGCCGTTGTACTGAATCATCGGCGTATTGACAGGCTCAAGTACATTAACCTTGAGCGTTGCAGACCCTTCCATCTCGCCGCCAGCCAATCGAAGATAGCGATTATCGAGATCTTCCACTTGCAGGTCTTGCTCATTGACTTGGAAGAAGCGGATCTCGCAAGTCTCACCGATCAGGATGTTCTGGCCCTTGTCCTTCAGCGAGACCTCGACATTGACAATGCCCGACCCCTCTGGAGCTTTAGTCACTACAAACAGCGCGTAGTTTGCTGGCTCATCAAGATCAACGATCTCAACGTAGTCACCGACTTCAACATCACCGAAGCCGTGAGTCGTTCCCTTCAAATCTTCCTGATTGAGCGTAATGATGTTGTCGTTTGCTGATAGGTCATCAGACGCCAGAGAAAACTCACCAGCGTTACGCGGGATGTTATCGCCAGAGAACCCAACATACTTCCACTGACCGTGTTCTCGCTGGACTAATAACGTCTCAAGCGCAAGCCCGATCTGGTCGATCTCTGATTGCAGTACACGATCATCTGCCTTGGACTCCTTGACTGAAATTACATCAAGGTACTCGGCGGGTGCTTTCTTTGGGTCTACGTACCAAAGCTGTATCGGCTCTCCGTCTACAAAAGTGTCGCCGCTAGTGGTGAGGGCGCTGTAATGCAAGACATCTAGATTTGCGCCTGTCCACCAGCCATCGCCGTTCAAGTACCAAACCTGAACTTTGTCGCCCTGCTTCCACCAGACAGTGTCGGGATTTTGAATTAAAGCGTTCTTATCAGGGCAGTTAAACTTGCACTCGTTGTATGGATTACCGGGGCCACCCGTTGTAGCCTTCCACATCATTATCTTGCCGTCTTCGGCATCTGGCCCCGTCGGTCTTCCTCCGGTGATCTTTAAAGTCTGCTCGCCAATATCAACGATGTTGCTGTTATTGGAATCGTCCGGCATCGCCTCATCGATCAGGTCAATCTGATCTTGGAGCTTATTAATATCCTCCTCACCCCAAGTGGCGATCCGTAGAATCTGATTCTCCAGCTTAAGATGGGCGGCAGTGTTGAGTGTTGATTCCTGATCTATCTTTTCATCAAGAATCTCATCGCGAGTTTGGCTGGTGCGATCAACTTCATTGATGAGCGCCAGTGTTGCATCATCAGCCTCAGCACCACCGCCCGCGAGCCACTTCTCGCCGTCGAAGGTGTACTTAACGCCGGTCTCGTCGTTAGTGAACGTCTCACCGTCTGACCAAGGTTTCTCTGGTAAGCTCATGCGAAAAATACTCCGTGAAAGTAGCAGGGCGTGCCGGTGTCGCCTTGAACGTTGTAGTCATTACCCAGCTCTAGCAACTTCACCTTTAAAATGACGTTGCGGCCCTCATTCTTTACGATGTCGTACACGCTAAAGTAGCCAGCCAGCTTTGCTCCGTTCATTACCTTGACCACGCCAGACTTGGCGCATCCGTCCCAATTGAACTCGCTCTCTGGTAACGCAATGCCGTCAATGGTGCCTATATTCACCACCGTCGCATCGCCCAGTAGGAACATCACATCATTTTCTTGAAGCGCGTCCGTAGAAAGGCCGCTCTTGTTTAATCGGTTGCCGTCATGCTTGCTGGTGGGGCCAACAGAATCTGGGAACTCAATACCGGCGACCTGCTCATCAACGTAGCCCTTTGTGGCGGCATGGTGCGTGTCGGTTGGCTCGCTTAGGTTGTAAACGCCAAGCGCGCCACCAGTGGCGCTAAGCAGCGTGCGATTGTTTCCGTCTGCGTTCTGTTGCCTAACACTCCAATCGTCATAGACATTGGTGTAGGACGCTCTGCCTATGAAATTGCCATCCACATAGGACTTGTTAGCCGCATCACTTCCACTGCTGGGCGTCTTTAAGCCAGCTATGTAGTGATCCTGCATATTCAAAATGCCGGACAGACTGCCGCCGGTCTTGCTGAGCTTCCCGTCCGCATAGCTCTTAGTGGCGGCATGGTCGCCGTCAGTAGGCTCAGCGAGGTGGTAAATCTTAATTTTGCCCGACTCAGCGCCGGATACGATGGTCTTGCCGTCGCTCTTAATGCGCCACGATGTATCAACCGTGTTGCTGCCAGATTTCTTGAGCGCGCTGCTCTCGATAGTTGCCTGCTTTGCCTCGCCCGCCTCTACCCTTGCCAGTATCTGCGCCTGTAGCGCCTCTCCAGCGTCCACACGTGCACCCAATGGAGAGCAGGGGAACCATCCGTCCTCTGCAAAGACAAACAGCTCCAGCCTGCCAGTGTCGTACCAGCACTGACCCTCCTCAACGTCCTCTGGGGCGTCCTCGGAGACAATGGTTCCCGGCGGGATGTCAATCTCGCCGGCCTCAATGTCGTTGATCGCCTGATAGAGGAAGTTGTTAACGTCGCGCTGGTTGTCGATGTCGGCCAGCTCCTCGGGGGTGCCGACAAACTGACCCTTCTCGTTGCGGAACGGTAGCGGATTGACCTTGATCGAGTCGGTAGTCAGCTCAAACTTGACGTTGTTGCCGTCCTTGATGCCGACGCCCTGAATCCCGTCACCTGTAGCGGTGGGGAACTGGCTAAACTTCTTTGTGGTGACCTGTATGTCGTCGCCGTCACCTTCTACGAACACCGACGGGAGCCAGTCTGATAGTTTCATTTAACGCTCCGGTGATAGGGTTATGTCATCCTCTGTGGTGAGGATGTCGCCGTCTTGGCTGATTAGAATCTTGATCCGCTGCATGGCAGACCTGAGTTTGTTAAACGCGCCCTTGGTCCAGGCTATGAGGCCGCCGCCCCTCGTACCGACAACGCCAAGGTTGCGGGTACGGTGCAGCATGAGATTGCCGCGCTTGCGTCTGGGACTACGGCGCCTTCTTCTTGCCACTGTCGGCCCCCTTGTCGCTGAACGGCTTCGCCTTCATCGCGTCGCGATCCTCAAACGCGCCCTTGGTGTGCCACGTGTTGCCGTCCTTGTCTTGGACGCCCACGACACCCTTGTTGCGCTTCTTGTATAGGACAATCATTTCTCAGACCTTGTAGTTGTCGTTGGTCAGGAAGATCTTGATCTCTGGCTCAAGGAAGAACCTGGAGAGCATCTTCTGCTGCATCTCCTTGTCGCAGTTCAGGAAGCCCTTGTACTTACCGTCGAAGGTCTGGCCCTCGTTAGCCATCGTGAACATCTCGCCGGGCACCGTTGCCACAAGGCGGAATCCATCCTTCTCTCTCGTGCCACCGGAGTTACGTACACGCTGCGCCTTCTCGGCGATGGTGTCGTGAATGATCTTGGGTACTTCGCGCTTAACGTAGAGGCGGTCCTCGCTCGGCTGGTACTTCCAGTTGACCGAGACACCATCCTGTGCGTATTCAATGTCGCTCATGCGCCAAATCCCTTTGTCGTTCCGATGGATATAAATGAGGTCAAGGCACCGTCCGCACTGGTTACCAATGAGGTGGTGCCTATCGGTGTCGTATTCCCCGACTTGGTTACAAACGCAGAGGAACACGGGAAATGCCGCCCGGAGGCGGCAGTCTTACTTAGGCAGTTACTTCTGCTGCTGGGTCGATGTTGACCAGCATTCCGTGTGCCTTCTCGGTGTGAACACGCAGACCCCAGTCAACGCTGATCTGGCGCTTCTCTGCCAGTCCAGTCTTGGCCAGTGTGTCCGTGCGGTACCCTTCGAGGTAAGACAGGCTTACGTACTCGGGGTCTAGCAAGAAGGCCACAGCCGTGCCGTTAGCGGCCATCGGTTGCAGACGGTTCGGTACCAGCTTGATCGTGCCGAAGTCAGAAACCAGCACGTTCACGCTGGACAGTGCAGTCGCCTTGGAGTTGGCGGGTGCGCCCTGATCAGACGTCAAGGTCGCAACGCGAGCCTCGTTGTCGAACATGTAGCTGGACAACGCCCCAATAACGCCGGGGTTCGACATCAAGTGAGTCACCTCACCGCCTTGCTCGTAGACACCTTGGATCGCGTCCTTCACCGCTTGGAATGACAGAGCCACACCAGTGTCTTCGGTGTACTTCTCCGTCAGGCCAGTGGTCATGTTGTGACCGCCAGCGGTGGCAGTTGAGCCGTCACCGTTCATGACGGTGGTCTCGATCCAAGTGGGCAGGCCACCTGTCACACCGGCTACCGTGTCAGTACCAGCCACGGACGCTTGGTTGTTCAGCGCCATAGCTTCGACATCGCGACGGATCTGCTGGTTGCCGCGAGTGATGCGGTACGCAAGCTCGCGAGTGCGGCCAATTGTATCTGAGGCATCCGCTCTATAACTGACAGAAATTACCTCGTCAGAAATTTGTGAGTGGTTTCCTACCCGAGCCCCACCAGCCTCAGAAGCTGTACCAGCGTCAGAACCATCAACGCGGGCGTTGGTCACGTCGGGAGCGCGAAGCTCGTCAACGACCCAATCGAAGCGCTCGTTTTTGTGGGTGGTGGAGCCTACGAGGTCCGTGAAAGGCAGGGGGATCTTCGAGATGTCGAAGATTTTCTGCATGACGTCCTCATTGATGACGCCTCCCTTTGCAATCGACTTTAAGTCGAAGCTGTCAATATTTGCTGCTGACATTTAACTGTCTCCCATGAGCAGAGCGGCCACAGCATCAGCCTGTGCGTCTCGTTTGTTTGCACCTTTGGCTGACTGGGCTCGCTCTATTAGTTTTTGAACCTTACCGCCCTTCTGTTTGGTAAAGCGACCATTGGAGGCCCGTTGCATCTTGGGAGCTTGCTTAGACTTCTTGCTGGCGACGGTTTGACCCTTGTCGTACAGCATTGCCTTCTTCAGAACATTGACGTGGCGGCTGTAGATGACGTCCTGCAACTCCTCCTCCGAGAATCCGCTGGCCTGCGCGTACTCAACGATCTCACTGAGATCGCTTTTCATCTTGGCCTCGTCTCCCCAGGAGGGATTGCTTTCAATCATCAGTTGGCGCTCCTGCTGCAGGATCACTGCCCGCTCTTGCGCCTCAACCTGTGCCGCTTGGTCCTGCTGTGCCTTCATCTGCTGGCCCAGCATCTGTCCGGCCTGTTGCAGCTCCTGATTGCGCTGTGCAAACTCTTGCTGCTTTGCCGCCCACTCAGCTGGGTCGCTGACCCGCAGACGATCCCAGTCGACAGACTGGAAGTCCTGAGTGAGTTTGTTCTGTAGCATCTCGCCTAGGCCCTGTACCTGCTTCAACTGCTGCTGGTAGGCCTGTGCAACTTCTTGCCTCTCTGACTCAAAGACCTTCCTCTCCTCGGCAAGATTTCGGGCCTTCTCATCGTTGGCCTTACTAAATTGCGTCTGGGAGATGGCCTCCTTCAAATCGACCTGCTCGGTCTTGCCGTTGACCTTGAGGTTAATCAGGATGTCGCCGTCCTCATTGAGGACCAGCTTGTCACTTTCCAACCCAAGCTCAGCAGCCAAGGCTGCGAGTTGATCGCCGTCGTCGGTCTCTAGCTCATTGGAGTCGTCTGTTTCGTCGTCGTATTCAACGTCGTCGTCAGACTCTTGTGCCTCTATTACCTCTGACCCTTCTTCACTATCATCAACGAGGTCATCGTCGTTGGGGCGGTGTACTGCCTCCTCCTTCTTGATGTCCTCGTCTACAGTCGGCTCGTCTGCCATTAACAGTTCAGCCACCTGATCTACGGTGTTGCCGCGCTCCCCCTCGTGTGCTGCTGGGCTAGATTCGCTGCTCATCGCGTTTCTCCTTCGTTGGTTTTTTCAGCCAGCTCACCAGTGGTGACCAGCTCGTTAAGGAAGTCCTCGACCTTCTGCAGGGCCTTGGCTTCTTCCCGGATTACATAAACCTCCTCCTCGTGGAGCGGGTTGCAGAACTGACCGAACAGCTTCTGCTTCTGCTCCTCTAGGTGTTCTTTGACTAGGGCAAGCTCAGCTCGCGCTGCTCTCCCCCGCCGTGCTTCCTTCTGTAGATCCACCTGATCCATTCACCGCTCCTTGGTTGTCTGCCACGTCCTTGTTGAGATCCCTCTTTGCCGCAATCTCCAGCTCGGTGAGCTTGAGCGCGGCGTCTGTCTGCAATTTCTGGATGTTGAAGCGCTGACTGCCAGCCTCTTTCGCGGCGGCGATCTGGTTCTTCATCATGTCGATCTCTTGCTGGTGCGACGCCTTCATGGCATCGATCTGGGCCTTCATCTGCCCGTTCTGCATCGTCGCCTGTGCTTTAATTCCTTCCGCCTGCGCCACCTTCTGCTGCGCGTCCAGCGCCATCTGTTGCATCTGCAACTGAGTCTGCTGCTCCTGCATGGCCTGCTGCTGGTTCTGCTGCGCCTGCTGTTGCTTCATCTGGGCCATCTGCTGGCCCTCTGGCGACTCGGGGTCGAGGAAGAACTGGTCGCTGTCGCCCAGACCGTTGAGCTCAATGAAGTCGGACAGCGTGCTGTACATCTGCTTGGGGCTGACCATCGCCTGCATCGGGTCGGTGGCGACCATCTCCTTCTGGATGGCGAACACCTGCTGAAGGGCGCCCATCTTCTGTTGCTCCTCACTGGCACCGGCGCCGACGGTCACGATCATTCGTGAACGCTCGCCCCACTGGCTGGGGTCTACGTTGATCCACTGGCCCTTGAAGCGGAACGGCACGGTGCCGTTGTGGTAGCGGACTAGGTTGTCCCGAATGAGCCGGTACACTGGCCGGATACCTGTCTCGGCGATGTTTCTGACAATCAAGCCGACAAGCATCTCCGAGGCGGACATAACACGCTCAACAGCGTGCGCGGACTCATTCGAGACCAACTGGTTGTGCATGGCCGCGTCAGCGGACACGCCCGTGCGGCTTCTCTTCTGCTCATCTGCAAACTGCAGCAGCTGGAACGCCTCCTGACCAATGGGTAGGCCGCCGATCTCTGTCACGGCGTTGTGCCCCTTGGCCCTAATAATCTGTCCGGGGCGCGAGGTCAGCAAATCATCCAGATTTACTTGGCCTTCCTGAACGACCTTCATCTTGTTCGTGGACTGGTAATAGCTGTCCATCGTCGATCGCAGGATCGCGGTCTTCAGGTCCTGAATCTGGCGTACGCGCTCGAACACGGATACGCCGAATGGTGAGTAGGGCTTGGGGATCGCCTGAACCGAAACGAACGGGATCGCCGGCACCTCTTCGATGTCCAAGATCACGCTGGGGTCTGTCTCGCCCAGACACACAACCTTCACCAGCTCCGCTATGCCGTCGTCGTTAATATCCATCTGCATGTAGGCCTCGGTCACGGCGAGCAGCTTCTGGCTCTCGTCGTTGTGGGGGTCTACGTAGCTGTAGGGGTTAGACTCGCGGTCGAGGTGGTAGTCCTGAGCCTCGTCGATGGCGTCTGGGTCATAGCCCTCGGCCAGAAGTTCCGAAGCGGTCCTGCGTCGTGTGTGGGCCACAAACCGGGCGTCTTTGAGATCACCCCCGCGATGGTCATCGCAAACGCGAAATTCTTCAGGGGGGACCGCCTCAACGACGACCCTGCCCTGCTTGATAATGCGTGCCGCTGTGACCGACGTGCCTTCAGTTTCAGACCTCTCTATCTCCGTAACTTCAACCATGGGGTCGCCGAGCAGCGCCTGTAGCTGTGGCTCCTCTAGGCCCGAATAATTCTCTACGATGCGCTCGGGGGTGTCGTCATAACAAACCTTCATCACCCCGGCGCCACACATCAGGGCGTCCTTCGCGGCTGAATAGAGGGCCATATAGCCCTCGTTGTCCTCTGAGAACACGAAATGGGTAAATTGGGTCTCTAAGTCAGCCTGAGCCTCGTCCTGAGCGGACATGGGCCGAAATTTAACGCTCTTGCCGGACAGGGACTCGATGATCGGGGGCATAATCCACTCGACAGAGTCCGCAACGTCGGTGGAAACGACGCCGGAGCGCCCTTTTGTCTCAGGGGGACGCGGCAGGTCGCCCGCGTAGTAGGCCTCTGCGGTCCTTTTCTTGTCCAGCCACTCATTTGAGAGCTGGCAGTGCGACATCTCCTCGGAAATGGCCGCCAGAATGTCTTCTTCCTTCATCATGCGGCTTTCTTCCACCTGT